GCAGCATAAGAAGTATTTTCATTCTCAAACTGGTGCCTAATTGGCCAATACAAATCCTTTTGGAAATTTCTGCTAGTGTTGTCTAACACTTTAGACTCATCACCTAGTACAAATATTTGTCTCAATGGATCAGCAATTAATATACAATCACCTCTACCTCCTCCAAGATAAGGAGGAGAGCAGAATTGCTCTAATTTGTTAAAGATAGTTGAGTAGTTATTTCTTAAACTTCGTGCTGTGCCACTTATATCACCAGATGTTCTAAGTCCGTTAAATGCTTCTAGAACAGACTCACTGGTATCAAATTCATCATAATAGTCACCAGATGCAGCAGCGCAAGCTACCGAGTAAATTGTTCCTAGACCACCCTCACATACAACGTCAATATCATAGATGTCATCATTCTTAACTGCATCAAGAGCTCTTTCAAGTTTTGTAGGAATGTTACCAAGCAATTTGGTAGTTACTTTACTATTAGTATAAGCACCTAGTGGGTATAAATTATCCGCTTTACCAAGCACATCCACAAGACCGGTCATGAGATTTTCATCAATACCAGTTTGTGTACTATCTGAGTTTGCTGTTAACTGTTGCGTCAAAACTCTGATCTTCTTAATGGGATTACCGTCAGTATCTAACGCATCGCTACCTCTTAATCTGTTAGTAATATAATCGTTAATCTTAATTGAAACGTTTCTTGAGTTTGTATCTTTTCGCTCAATAAAGAATGGTACATCTAATCCTCCACGTGGATTAAGCTGCGTTCTAAATTGGTTAATTGATCCAACTATACCATCTTCTAATACATAATCTAACTTAAACGCCTCAGTTGCATAAATTGACTTACGTAATTTAAATACACCTAAGTTTAATACATCATCATCTTCTCTACCATTAATATCGTAATCAGTAAGATTTTCCATTATTTCAGATACTGAGTTAGAAGCTCCAGTTTGGAAATTAGCAGATACAGAGAACTGAAGAATACCACTAGGGATTGTAACATACGAACTAATTGCTGAAGATTCTGAATCTATCGTCTTAACTCTTAGTATACTGTCAAAGTTGCTAGCAGGGTTAAGGTTGGTGTTATCAGCTATTCCAACGTAGTATCCCTCAAATTGATCATTAATTGTTGAAGTCGACTTGTTTAATAAAACTGCTCCTGCACCGCCTGAAGATCCAATGGCACTAAATGAATTCTGTAAGCTAGCTTCTGTAGACCAATCCCATGCCGTGCCTTCAACCGCGCTAAGATATTCTCCTTCGGTAAGCTCTAAGTGAGTAGGATGACCTAACACATAAGTTCCGGATAGGACATCTAGAGTAGTACGAATTAACTGGTTAGTGGAAAGAGCTAAAGTCCATGTATCGCCAGGATCTTCATATCCTGGTGTAATTGATTGGATAATTTTTTGATCACCACCGTTATCCTCTGCAGCAGTTAAAGTAAATGTAACTGTATGGTTTAAGACGTTGGTATAGTCTCTGATGGTTGTTTCCGATTCCGATGATCCACCTCCATGTACATGGTATCCAAGTTCACCTCCTGCATATTGTCCTGAAGACAATCTAATAGTTTCAGCAAAAGCACTTATAACGCTACCTATCGTATTTACCCCGACTGGTGACACGTCTCCTTCACCACTACCATTCCAAATAGCACTTCCGTGCGGATCTGCGCTCAATCCAGCCTGAGCATTAAAGTCCACCCACCAATCAGGCATAGTCCGGTCACCAGGTGGTCTTGCAGTAACACCTCCCAGTAATGTTTGTGACCCTAGTGGGCCTACATACCCACTAAAACCAACAGTCTTGGTTAACCCGGCACCTGACGAATCGTAACCTCTACCTATTTGCAATGAAATATACGTACCAGATAAGGCCGCCGCGGCGGCAGTCATCGACCCCAAAAGAATATCTTTATTAAAGTTTACTACAGTAGCACTCAGTGTGTCGCTTCCGGTTGAGCCGGAAACTAGTCTTGTGGGATAAACTAATGCTGAATATTTGGAACCAAACCCATCACCTGTCCCTTCGCCATAAGGCATTCTAGTTGCATATACATTTGCTGGTGAATTTAACAACTCACTAATTGTATAATAAAAATATCTTTCTGCAGAATTAGTTGGAACTCCAAAAATTTGATTTAATTCTTGTTTTGAAGTAATCTTCAACACTTCATCTAGTGGACCTTGTTGTGCAAACCCAGTTACATAAACATTTGTTCCAATATTCTGTGGCGTTGTGAGTGAAAGATCAGATTCTCTAATTTCTACTCCCGGAGAGGTAATCGTACGTTGTGCCATAAAATTATTTATCCTTTTCCAGACAAATAAATTCAAAAATTAATTACTTCTGTGTGTAATTGTGAATAGACAAACGTAAACCCAGCTGAAATCTCATCTGGTGTTTGATAATTATAAGTTATTGCTTCGACAGTGGTAGGAAAAGCCTTGGTATATGTAAATTTTATTCTGTTATTATTAAATTCATCTTTACCGTATATTGTTAAATTTGTTTGATAATCATTAAAATCTGGATCATTTTCATTTATTTCTCTAGCATTATATCTTCCCTCATATTGGTCATGCAATAAATTTAACCATTGATACATTACCCAGTAATTTTTATATTCGTTATCAACATTAAAATTTACACTAACAGGCGGATAAGGATTCTTGCCGTGAGAAGATACGTATAGAGTATTTCCTGCATATCTGTTTTCTACTGCAGGTACGGTGATTTCTGGTACAGTTGTTCCAAAAATAGAAAATTGTACTGAGTCGCTAATAATAGTCGTATTACTCTGACTTAGTTTTTTATTAAACTCTCTTAATATAGGCGGAATATCAAAGACCAACAAGAATTTATCAGCTCTTGATTTATTTAGCATTGACTGCTGGTATACATTTTTAGCCATATCTTATTAGTCTATTATTATTTAGTGGGCTGTTATCGATAGCCTTAGGGACCCGGTCTCCATAACTCCCCCTGCCAGTTTTCTGGCGGCTTTTCACCTATTAGCTGAAATCCATATGATTGTAACTCATCCATATCAGCATTTTGCTCCTCTCCCATTCCCCATACTATTGCTGGCAATGCGTGGTTATGCCCACCTACAATTTCCTCATCAAGGTAAATTGACGTTGGATCTTCAAAGTAGTCAATACCAAAATCCATTGGCTCTATAACTAATGGTTTACCCATATCATCTTCTTCTACAATTTCAAAGAAGCGCTCTGTAATTTCTTTCTCTAATATAAAGAGGCTATATAATATAGCCATTACCCGATCATCATGAAATCCAGATCGAGCTTTCCATGTGCCATTGGGGTATCTAACAAAGTTTCTTAGCTCCATTACTGTTTCTTCTTCATTTATATGAACAGTACGTACTTCATTCATAAAATAGCGCATGTTTAGTACCCCTTTATACTTTGTATTAGTATGAGCTATCATACCTCTCATTACTTTGCGCCGATGTGCATTAGCATTTCCATACGATACTATCTTTTCATATCCTAAATCAGTGGCTAATCTATCTACTACCTGAGCACCACAATTGTTTCGTTCTATTAAAGCTAGAGGCGATCCCCAGTTACGAAGAATTTTATATACCCTATTAGTAAACTCTAAAGGAGGTATCTTATTGTTTCTATATATAGCCACTTGTTTAATATCCCTTAGATCAGTAATATCTAATATTTGAATAACAGAAGCATCAACACCAACTCCTTCAGATATATCAACACCAGCGACGTATAGCTTAGCATCATCTGGTTCTTCCCAAATCTTATAGTGTCCTTCATCTAGTATAATCTTTGGTTTAGATACCTTCTGCATCATTTCTTCGAACAGTTCATCATCTAGTGTTGATTCACCTGAATGAATAAACTCACATTCAAATTCCTGTAACCAAGCATCAGCAGACCCTAGAGCTGTTTTGGTATCTTTGGCCCACGCTGCATCGCGACCAGGAATCTCATCCCATCTTATTTTATCATGAGTCCAACTATTTGTGCCTTCAATAGCCCCTGTATATAACTTATAAAATAGATTATCAGTCCCATTTGCAGTTGAACAAACAAACACTTTAGATTTTTTAGAAGAAGTAATAATAGGAAAAACTGATTTCCAAAACTCATCTACTAAATGAGACTCAATAAAAGCCATCTCATCAATAACAAGACAGTTAACAGATTGACCACGAGCAGCAGTACCGGTAGTAGTTGTAATCCCTATTCTACTTCCATTTTCTAATGTCATGGATGTCTTAGCATACTCTTTAACAGGAGGCTTTAACCAGTTTGGCAGCTCTTCGTATGCCATTCTTACCCGTTGGAAGATCTCAATAGCTGTTGCTTCTTTGTTTGCTACTAATAATATACGTTGATCATTATTAAAGCATGCTTGCCA